TGGTGCGCCTGTTATAATCGTTGCTCTAGTATTATTAGCTCCAGTGGGATTAGAGTCCCACTCAAAACTCTCACCACCATTTATGGTTGCAATAAGTTTGTTACCTAAATTATCTAGTGACCATAATCCTGGTGCTGTTACGATATCTCCAGATGCTGCAGCGTTCCAAGCAAAAAAGTTTGATGCATCTGTTACTGTTGCACCCGATGAATGTGTAGCTGCTGTTGTTCCTAAAGCACCTCTTGTTAATCCAGATAATGTCCCGCTACTATTACTTGTGTATGTAATTAATTCTGTTCCAATCAACACTGTACCTGAAGATGGAAAAGAAGATGAACTAGCCATTGTTAAACTTGTTACTGATGCATTGATGTCTGATGATAATGTAGATGTAAACTGTCCTGCTTGTTGTCCACCCCAAGATCCCAAACTCCAACCTGTTGATGCAACCTCAACTGCTGGTCCCACAGGATAATAGTGTTGAACTCGAATACCACCAGATGTTGTAGCACCTGATCCTGACTCGTTTGATTCCATTTCTATTGTTAGTGTTGTATCTGTTGGTATTGATGTCACCATAAATTTTTTATCTGTAAAGTCTCCAGATACAAAATCAGAACCAGTGATAGCTGTAAAAGTGTCTAATAAAATAATATCAAACTTATTTATGTTATGTGCAGATGCAAAGGTAAGTGTTACAGTCTTTGACCCGTTAGTTGTAGAGAAAGCGTTGGATAAAGACGTTGTAGCTTTAATAGGATGTATGTCGTAAAATATACCGCCAGAGTATGCGTACAAAATTCTATTTGTTCCTAGGATAGCATACTTGATACCTGATGTATTAACAAAGTGATGAATAGCTGTTGCTCGACCTGTTATGGCAACTGAACCTA